GTTCTAATGTGTTATCACTAGAAGAACAAAGTGCAGAGAATATAATGAGTTCATTACATGACTGGTTCTATTATGGTCGTGAGATGTATGAAAATAGACAAAAACAACTAAAGCAGGTGGCTGAAAAGTGTAAGTTGGTCCACTTGTGTGATGCTGTAAATACTTCATATGATCAACGGGTTGCACATTGGCGACATAAGTATTTAGGTGAAGAGTTGCCAGAAGAATACAGAAGTGATCTTCCCATTTTTGATTTTGTTAGGGAAGTTGATCAGGATGATGAAACCGTATCCACAGGTATCGCGATGGGCGAATATATGGATAATTCCAGTTAGAGGTCTGGAATCTACGGAGAAGCAAAACTCTTGCATGTGTATGGATTACCAATTTTGTATATATTTTTGTATTGTTACGTATTCATTTTTAGGCTTTACATGTATCGGCATTTCCCCCGTGAAATACCCCTATTTAGGGGAGAGTTTCGCCAGCTCAACAAACAAACCATTCTTTCTCCTCTGAGTGAGGGAGATATGAATGTCTTTTCACTTACCAAAATTATATCACAAACATATAACCATGAAAGAGTTGGGATTTACCCAACCATTTTTGAAGTCTTATGCAATTTAGAGGACTATAACATTCCGCGACATAAATATTCTTCGTTGTACCGAGAACATCGTCATCGTTTAGGTGATCGTGTTCCAAGTCTAAACGGTTACAGAATTCCTGCCGCTCCTCCTTTTGTGCCCTCATTTGTATATAGCGAAGAAGACTTCCCAGCTTACCATCCTCAATCGGGTATTACAAGCGATTCAAACATAATGCAGTTCACAGATGGACAGCAACAAAATGTTGATTTTACTGGTATGCAAGATCCATATTTGTACCAAGTGAAATCTACTATGGATCCTACTCGGTGTATGCAAGACACTGATGAGATGTCCTTAGACAAATTCCATAGATGAAGATAAAAATGAAGTGTTATCTGCTTTTACTGAAGAGATGACTTTGCGAGCGTCCTTATTGCGTATGTTGAAGCGGATCGGCTTTGGTTATGTGGCATTCCAGGCGTCACATGTTGCCACATTATGTTTCTTGTCTTTTTCTTATGGTGTGTATTCGAATTCAGTGTGTTTTTGGAACACTTTTTATTATTCTGCTTCTCAAAAGATTGGTGAGCATTTGCGTATCAAAGCAGGGAGAATCCAAGAATTTTACGAGAATAGCCAAACTTCAGTGGTTCTTGGAATTGAAATGTTGTACGATTATTGGCAAGCATTTGACATTTTGCCAGAACGAATTGTATGCCATCCTGTGCTCATTAGTTGTTGTCTATGGTTTTGGCGTGAAGACATGAAGAAGTCCCTTTTTTACGGATATCTAGCCCTTACAGTATGGTTTTGTATTGCTGTGAATGTCGTTCCTAACTTGCTAGTGTTGTGGATTTTGGCAGGCATGGTTTATGCTTATGTGTACTTTATGCTCACTTTGAATGTATATCGCCGTATGGCTAGAGAAAGGTTAC